GTCGATCGTCGGCCACGGCATCGCGGCGCCTGTGTCGGTGCGCATGATCTCGGCGACGTTGCGCAACGCGCCGAACTGCAAAAGCGCGATCTCGAAAGCCCCTGAGAAGTCCTCGGCAATCGTTTCGCCGCCCTCGGTGGCTGCTGTCGAGGCGCGGAACTCCTTGCGAAGCTGATCGTATGATCGATCGTTTCTGAGGTTAAAGACGTAGTCCTGGCTGCCGAGCGAGCCCGTCTCGCGCATGGCGTTTTGGTGTTCCTCGTCCACGTCGAGGCCGCACTGGCTCATCATCCAGCCCTTGAGGCTCTTCGCCCGGGTCTCTGGGGTCGTCCTGCGGGCGCCATACTTGCGGATCTCGCGGTTCGAACGCTGAATATCGCGCTCTTCCTCGATCTCGCGTCGGGCCAGCCCTCCGCTACCGCTGATGGCTTCGCGGATGGCTTCCGAATCGCGGTTCGCCTCGCGCTCGACGTGGATGGCTCTCTCCTCCATCTCGATCGAACGGGTGACCTTGTTGTAGTCGCTGTTCGCCTCCGTCCATTGGCGCTCGAGGTCGCTGTCGAAATCTCCAGACTCGCTCTCGACGTCTCTGAGTCGCTGGATTTCAGCGGCGATAGAATCCCGCTCATCGTAGAGCTCGCGCAACCGGCTCATAGTGTGTCTCCACCGCCTTTTGGCGGCGCTCCTGTCTTTGTGGGGGCCAGGAACGCGAAAGGCGCCACGCTGGCCATAACGATTGACTCGTAAAGGCCTGCGAGGCGCCTGCCACGCGGGGCGGCTCGACCTCGGCAGCTCGAACACTTCGGATTTTAGACCTCCGCTCGCTCGCTTGCAAGCGACGCGAGGTGATCCATCGCGGCATCGAAGTCCATCACATCATCGATCAGCCCGCGATCTTTCGCCCGAGCCGCAAGCCACGTCTCTCCCGTCGCCCACGACATCACGTCGTCCATCGGGCGTCGTCGGCCGATCTTGACGGCGCGAATGAAGTGGCGGTTGAGCTCCGATACCTCGGCCTGGAGGGCGTCGAGGGCGTCCCTGTCGACTGGAGCACCAGAGACGAAGTCGCCCTTTCGGGCGCCCGTGGAGATCACGTGCACGTGAATGCCTGCCTTATCGTAGGCCCCTGACTGATCGTGAACGACCGCCACGGTGCCGATGCTGCCCACCGCGGTCGTCCTCGAGGCTGAGACGTGCGATGCCTGCGAGCCCACCCAATACGCAGCGGAAGCCCCTATGCCATCGAAATGCGCGGCGACGGGCTTGCGACGCCTGGCTGCTACGACCTCGGCCGCCAGGGCATCGGTACCGGCCACGGTGCCCCCAGGGCTGTCGATACGCAGCATGATGCCGCCGGCAGCGGGGTCTTTCGCTGCCGCTCGGATGGCCTTTTTTTTCTCTGCGCTCGAGGTCCCACCGAACGAGGTTTCGCGCTTGGTCATGTGGTCCTCGATCGAGATCACCGCGATGCCCCCTCTGACGTCATAGCCCTTGTTCCGTGGCCTGTCGTCTGATCGGCGCTCGAGGCCGACGCGCAGAGCCCCGGCGCGGTACGCCAGGGCCATCGCTTCGAGGAATTCGGGCAGAACGCACCACTTCCCCATCAGGGCGGCGCCACACTTGAGCCGCCGGACGCGATCGGCTGTCGGGGTCAGGCCGCGCTTCGATCGCCCCTGCGTCCCCGCCACGATGCGCCGAACTCGGGTGGTAGTGTTTGGGCTGGGCAGGTTCAGCGGCCATTCGAGCTCCGAACCGTACTCCTGTGGGGCCTGCGCCAGCACATCGGACACGTCCCCTAGAGCGGATCGCGCCGCGGTAGAGGTCCCCGAATACGCAGGGTTGACGACGGGCCCGACGTCCCAGACCTGTAGCGCTCGGAGCTCGCGCACTCGGGTTTCCCCGTCGCGCGTCCACGAATCGCCGCCCTGCGGCACCGAGAACGCGAAAGATGAGCCGTTTACGTCACCACGGCGGATGTGCTCGCGCACGTCGGATGCAATCGTCGTCGCCCCCGGGTCGATCTCATAGCGCAGCCCGCGTCTATCGACGGAGACACGAAGCGTTTTTGAGCTGGTGCGCCCGAGGAGGTTGTCATCGGCGTGATTGAACAGGCCGACGATATCCTCGGCCAAAGCGGGCTCATCGAAGGCTGTCGGGTAGATGCGCTCGACGACCCCCTCGGCCAGCCGGTACTCGGTCTGCGGGGTGCCGTCGTAAAAGACCGCAGCGTATCCCTCGATGCGTCCGTTGTCCCCACTGCGCACCTCGTCACCGATAAATCTACGTTCCATGATTCTCTCCCGTGAATTCGAGTGCCAGAGTGCGCGAGAGCTCGTTCGCGTCGATCGCGTCGGGCACCCTGTCCGCCATGACGCTCAGCGGCACATCGCAGGTCGTATCCAGTCGAGCCCGCACCTCCTCGAAGAACCGCTCAGACAGGGCTGCGAAGTCGACCTCGGCGAGGTTTGCGATGGGTTCGACCGTCGCGTCGAAGGTCTTCTCGTGGTCGCCCCTGAGCCGCATCGCTATCCAATGCGGGAATTCGCCCGGGTGGTTCCGGGCCTTCTTTCTGCTGTCGTGGGAGATTCGGCGGGCCATGCGATTTAAGACCCCTTCGAGGGCTGCCACCCGGTTCGCGTCTCCCTCCGAGATCGGCGCGCCGTTCGTGTCGCCATCGGGGTCGACCTCGGGCTCGTCAGCGTAAGCCATATTCATCGGGCGCAGGTAGCGATGTCCGTGCCCGTCTGCCCTGGGGTTCTCGTTCTCTTTTTTGAGAACGTCATCGGGGCTGTAGATCCCGTGATCGATCGCGATCGCGTAGCCCTCCATGCGCGCCTTGAAGTCGACCCTCACCAGCGCGTTGCGGTTGAACTCGACATAGTGGGTGTCGTTCTCGCGCTCTGAATCGCTCAGCAGCTTTTCTCTGCACTCGCACTCCCAGTTGACGAGCCAGTGATCGAGGGCATCGTCGAGAAATGCTTGGTTCTCTTGCTCGAGCGAGTTGTAGGAGCTCTTCGAGCTGTCGCCCAGCTTGTGCGGTGGCACCCCGAACCAGTTGGCAACCTGTCGAATCTCGAACTCCCGAGTTTCGAGGAATTGAGCATCGTCGTGCGACATCGAAAACGGTTTGAGCGTCAAACCCTCCTCGAGAACCGCTGCTTTCCCGGCGTTGTCCGAGCCGCCGTAAGTCTCTTGCCATGATCGGCGCAGGTTTGCGCGTCCGTCTTTGCCCAGTGACTCGGGATGCTCGAGCACGACGGACGGATTGAGCCCGTTCTTGAACGTCCTACTGCCGTGCTTCTGTGCTGCGAGGCCGAGCCCGAGACTATCGCGAGCCGCCCCGATGACGCTCATGCCGTCGACACCATCTCCCATCCCGCGGATGTGTAGGACCTGATCGGTCCTCAAAACGAGCTCTTTCCCTGTCTGTAGGCCCGTCTTGGCGTCTTTCGGGACGGTGACGTAGACGAGCTCCCCGGCTACGGTCTCCGTGTAGGTGCTGTCAGGCGGGATCGGCAAAAGGGCGATCTTGCGGCGCCCGTTGCGCACCGGGCGATCGATCACCGCGTGCGCGTTTCCCCAAAGACAGGCCCGCGCCTGCATCGTCTGGCGGAATTGGAAGAAGCCCATCCACTCGTTCGGGCGGTGGCGAATCGGCTGAAACGCGATGTGATCTCGCGCCACCTCGCGGCTGCCGTCGTCGCCCCTGCGGTAGATGTTGAGCGGTATTTTCGCTACGTAGCTCGAGATCAGCTGCACAGCCTTCCAGACTGCCGGGTATCGCATCGCGCTCACTGAGGAAACGCGAATTCCAGCCTCCGATGTGCTGCCGCCTCCCAGCGTCTCGATGGTGAAAGCATCAGGAACGCTCAGCGGCACGTTGGGATTCTCGAGAGATCTCTTCTCGGTCGTTTTCTCGGTCGTTTTCTCGGTCGTCATACTTGAAACAGACCTTCATTTCGGTAGATCGATTCGGGCTTCGCGACCGCAACCATGGCCCTTCCGACGGCCATGATGAGGGCGACGATCCCATCGATTTTCTCGGTTGATCGCCCCTTGTCGGGCTTGATGTTGCCCGCTGGATCCCCTGTCGCTGTGACGTTGTCTGCCATCCAGCGCAGCGCGGGGTTGGCGCCGTGCGATAGATCCCGCGCCAGGACCATCGACATCAGCTGTTTCATCGGCTCATTCATCGAGGCGAAGCCTTGGCGGAACTTCACCATTTCGATTCCGTCCTCCTCCCCCAGCTGCGTCGCCAGATGCGATGCGTTCCACGGGTCGAAGGCGATCTCCTCGAGCTGGAAACGCTCGTCGACCTCGAGAATCTTCGAGCGAATATGCCGGTAGTCGACGGAGTTTCCTGGTGTGAACTCGATCAGACCCTGCTGCTCCCAAGTCAGATAAGGAACTCGATCGCGCTTCGAGCGTTCGTGTGCGCGCTCCTCGGGCACCCAAAAGAACGGAACGACCGCGTTGTCGTTGTCGGGGAAGAGCAGGACAAGCGCCGAGATGTCAGTCGTAGACGACAGATCGAGGCCCGCGTAGCAGCGTTGCCCCTCGAGCTCGTCGATGTCGACGCTACCTAAGCACCCGTCCCACTTGTGCATCGG